AATTCATGTAATGAAAGACAGTGCATATGCTGACAATCTAAGAAAATCAACAAAAAGAAGTGATATGCTGATTATCGAAAGTTCAACGCATGGTACTGTTCGAGGCGGTTATCTTGATATACGTTATGATTATGCGACTAAAGTTCTTGACGGTGAAACAGAGGACAGGCAGTATCGCAGTTTTTTTGCTATTTTTGAGCAGGACAGTGAAAACGAAGTATTTGAAGCTTACAGAAGCAAAAAGTATGATGTTTTCAAAAAGTCTAACCCGTCATTAGGTTTTGCAGTTGATACTACTATGCTGACTGGAAAAATTAGGGAAATGATTGATGACCCTTCGAAAAGAACGGTAAATTTAACAAAAAACTTTAATATCCCACAAAACGGTGAATCAAGTTTCTTTTCAAAAGATGAATGCATGACAAACATCTTTAATGAAGAAATATTCTGCAATGCACCTGTCTTTATTGGTCTTGATATGGCATGGACGCGTTCGCCTAGTGCCGATCTTGCATGCGTATCGCTGCTGATGGTAAATCCGTTTACAGAGAGAAGGTATTACAAGGATATTTTTTTTCTGCCGAAGTATTATAACTATCAAAGTATGGATGACGGGGCACTAAATTCAAAACTGCTGGATATGATAGAGCTTAAATCGAAACAGGACAGCAATATTCTTTACAATAAAAAAGAAAAGAAGTATGGATATCAGCTTTATGCCGATAAGGGTGATGTAGTAATCATAGATGAAGCACTGTGCAAAAAAATTGTAGATATCTATGGAGTCAATGCAAAACCGGATATGACAGGAGTTACAGAAGATTTTATTATATACTATCTGGCATATCTTGAGCTGCTGATGGGCATTCAGATAGTAAAGTTTGGACTCGACCCAAACAAGGCATCAAAAATAGAGGCTTATTTTAATGCTAATGTTGCAACCATAGATAATCGTGATCTTTGTGTTAAATTTCAAATGGAAAAATCATCTATATCTAATCCTGTTTTAGAGAAAATGAAAGATGTTCGTGCTCAAAAAAAAGTATTCTGCAATAACAAGCTTACGGAACTTCATTTTGCTGAAGCTCAGAAAAAAGAAACTTCCACTGGATTTAAACTTGTAAATCCTAAAAACAGCCGTAAAGACGGAGTTATTGCTGAGGCGGCTGCTGAAAGTGCCTACAATGTTTTTACCACTAATAAATTTACCGGTTCAAAAAATATGGAATTATTAAAAGACTGGTGGCGAGAAAATGAAGAAAGAATCAATGCCTTACTGGAAACGGGCCGTTTACCTAACTCCAAGATGGAAAAATGAAACAAGGCCGGAAGTAATCAGGCGTGATAAGAGCATATGTTATTTTTGCGGAAAACTGATTTTAAGCCGACTCGATGTTCATCATCTAATTGAGCTTACCGAGGAAAATTATCAGGACGAGAAAATAGCTTTTGGTCTGGATAATCTGGTATGCAGTCATAAACGCTGTCATGATATCCATCATCATCGCTTTTCAGCAGTCGTGGAAAAAGAAACTATAGTCGATGATGAACTTAATATTGATTATGATAGGAGGATGTGATGGAAATTATTGATAGACTACGATATGCATGGCATGTCGTAAAGAGAGGGTTTAATTTTTATGACAGTAATGGAAACAGGATTACGTTTCAGGACTGGTCAAGTAAATTTATTGAAACAAAACATAGTCCAATAGTTGAAACAGCTTATACAACTTTTGCAAGCGAGTTTTCAAAACTGGATTTTTTTGTTTATCGGGAATTTTTAGAAAAAGATGAAATCAAATATGATGATATGAAAAATAATCGACTGAACAAACTGCTTCAGCTTCGTCCCAATGAACTGCTGACAGCTCATGACTTTAAATATATCATCGCTTATCAATATGCAAAATACGGAAAAGCAATAGCAGTTATCAACCGGGATCAAAAAGGAAATGTTTATGATTATACACCGCTCGATATGGCTAACTATGAATTTGGATGCGGATACAAGCTGAACAATGGAAAAACATTTCTAAAAACACGAAATAAAACCACCGGGAAAATCGAACTTATGTATACCGGGGATCTTATTTTTTTACGAAACAATCCCAATGAGATATTTCAGGGCGATAAGTCCAATCTTGATAATTCAACTTTAACACTGACAAGACTATTTGATACTCAGCTTAATGTTTTAATGAACGAAATGCTGAAATCAGGTGAAATAAGAGGGATAGTTGAAATAGGGTCTGCCTCACTGGGTGGACTGAATCAGTCGCTTGCAAGCAAGGATAAAAAGATTTCTAAACAGGATGAAATAACTGAACGTATAAAAAAAGCCGGCGGAGGTGTACTGGTACTTGATGCCGGTGAAAAGTGGCAGGATATGAAAGCTCCGTTCAGGACAATGTCGGTCGATGAACAGAACAATCTTACAAAAATGATCTATTCGTTTAAAGGGATAAATGAAAAGGTCGTAAATGGTACTGCTGATGAGAGTGAAATGGAAATCTATTTCAATAAGATCATTGCACCGTTCAGTGAACAGTACAAAGAAGAAATGAATTATAAGTCACTGAATGAAAAAGAAAGAGACAGCGGAACTGTAATCGACTGCAGGCGTAATCCGTTTGAATATATTTCGATAGACAAGGCTATGAACAGTGCATATAAAGGGGCTATGTTCACAACAAAAAATGAGATGAGAAAAATGGTCTTTAAATTTGGCCCGCTTGCAGGCGGAGACAAACTTATTGATAACTTAAATTTTGCAGAAAAGGAGGAACAAAAAACAGATGAGTAAAATTATCAAGCGTTCATTTTGTGCAGAAATGCGGGCTGTAGAGGATACAGAGCAGACGAATGAAATGATCGTTGAAGGCTATGCACTGCGATTTAATGAAGATACAGTCATCGGTCAGGCGCCTTGGGGCTGGATTGAATCCATTAAACGAGAGGCGATGAATTCAGCTGATATAAGTGATGTTGTTTTAAATATGAATCATGATGACAGTAAACTTGTTGCCAGAACTTTAAACAAATCACTTGAACTGATTGTTGATGATGTGGGCTTAAAAATCCGTGGAGTAATAGCTAATACGCAGACCGGACGTGATTTCTATGAACTGGTAAAAAACGGTCTAATTACAACTATGTCTTTTTGTGCATATGTAAAAAAATCACAATGGACAGAATCTGTTGATGAAGAGATGGACAGGCGTGATATCGTTGAATTTGGACGTTTTTTTGATGTCAGCGGAGTTACGTTCGCAGCTTATCCTCAAACAGAGATTGCTGCATCAAGAGACAGTTCCGGCGGCGGGATTGACGAGGATGCCAGAAAGCATTTTAAAGAAAAGGAATATCGTAAACAAATTAAAGAACTAGATAAAATTATGGAGGAAATTTATGAATAGAAAAGAAATTTTAGCTTTAATCAAACAAAAAGAAGCAGAGGCACGAAATGAGGATATCACTGCCGAGCAGAGAAGTGCGCTGATGGAAGAAATCAAGGGATTGAAAAGAGATCTTAAAAATACTCCTGAGCCACAACCGGAACCTGAACCAGCACCGGCTCCAAATTACCGTAGAATGGATGTTTTCCATGATATGGATAACAATATTACAGACGACATTTATTCAAGCCGTGAATATCGTAATGCATGGTTCGAATCTGTTCGTTGCGGATCAGATGATTATGTAAGAAGATTTATTTCTACAAATGACAGCGGAAGCTCTCAAGGCGGAGCGGTACTGGTTCCTACTATGCTTGAAAATACAATCGAACACGCTGTTCGCCATGGCGGTTCTATCATTTCTCTCTGCAACATTACAGCTTATCCCGGATTGACTTCGATTCCGTATGAAATTGACGAAGGTGAAGAGGGGAAAGACCGTGAAGAGGGAGCATCAGGACCTGCTGAATCTGAAATCGAATTAGGAGAAGTATCATTAAAACCAAGCACTATTGTTAAATGGATTTCTATTACAAAAGAAATGGAAACTATGGCAATTGATGCCTTTGCAGATTATGTAACAAATCTTTTAGTAGAACGTATTTTAGCTGCATGTGATAAAAAGGTGCTTCTAAATGCAAAAGGGGATAAAGGATTAAATGGTATTGATACTGTAGCTGATACTAAAATCGTTGCATCCATCAAAGAATCTTTAGGATTTGGTACTGGATTTAATGCTCAGGCAGAATTGGACGACAATGTAGATGCTGTCTGCATCATGCATAAAAAAACATTTTTTAACACTGTTATGCAGATGAAAGATACAACAGGTCAGCCTATCTTTAAATCAATGATTGATCCTACAACTGGAAAGGCTGTTTACTATTACAACGGTATGCTTGTTAAATTTGCAAATGATCTGCCTGAATACTCAAAAGCAACTGAAGATCAGACATATATGGTAGTTGGTGATTTTAAAGGATACCGTGCAAACTTCCCTAACGGTTTTGCTGTTTCATTGTTAAGAGATCCTTATACTCTTGGCGTTGATGGAAAAATCCGCTACATCGCTGATATCATGGCCGGTGGAAATGTTACAAAACTGCTTCACTTCTGTACTGTTAAAAAACCGGCTGCTTAACAGGAGAATAATATGAAAAAGAAATATAAACTATTAGCTGCTGCCACGGTAGTAGCTAATAAAGATTCTATTGTTATTCTGGATGAACAGCAGGCAGAACTGTTAAAAGACAAGATCAGTCCTGTTAAAAATACAAAAGGTGAGAACCATGAATCTGGAAAATAAAGATAAACAGTACTATGTTGAAAAAATAAAAGATTTATTAGATATAGAGGATACCGAGATCTATGACAGCAAGATCATCCTGCTGCTCGGCGGTGCAGTATCAACCTTAAAAACCGCCGGTATACCTCAAATAAAAAAAGATGAAGAATTTAGCGACAGTTATGCGATATGTCTTGCTATGGAAGTTTCTAAATTTTTAGATATAGAATTTGATCATGATAATTTGCAGAGGCTGTATATAACCGCTGTAAATACATTAAGACTGGAATTCCTATGAAAACAGAATGCAGACTGATTTATATTGATGAGCAGGTCGATATAAATGGAAACCCTGTAAATATAGAAACTTCAAAAACAGTTAAATGTGATGATATTGGTCAATGGTCAAGCGGATATTATGAAGACAGAAACAGAGACATGATGCTTTCATGCAACTTGAGAATTGCAAGAAATTATCTTCACAGTTC